TTGCCGGTGAAAGCTAATTGGTTCTTTGGACTGGTCGGATAATGCTATGAGCGCAAAAGTGCCTCATATCACAATTCCAATTAGCACAAAGAGTAAGGAAGGTGGCTTTGATCACGAAGTTGACGTCTCCATGAAGTTGAGCCTTCGGGCTCTAATCATGATAGGCGTTATTCTTCATGTGGTCAGCATCCCGATTGGCAGTTTGATGTCATATCTTACTGCCACCGCGAGTGCTGCCTCCAACCTGCTGCCATAAGGCATCCGGTGTATGGTGCAATCATTGAAGCCAGCGTAGTGCAAAGACCTTAATTTTGGTCTCTGCGCTGGGAAGAGGGGTTTCGACCTCTCTTCTTTGATTGCTGTTCATGACATAGGCTATGGATAGATTACCTCTATAAGGAGGGTCTATGAAAAGCCTGATGTCACTCTGGTCCAGCATAGCTGAGGAATCGGCTATGCGATGCTGCACTAGCGCCACTATGGACATTAATACCGTCCATAGGCGAGTCGAATATGAGGGGTTATCGTTTTTGACGATAACCCTGCCTGACCTAGGAAAGTCCATCCAAAAATGGATAGACTTAGGCCAAGCCGGGACGCATTCTTCTTTCCAGAAGAATGGGAGTCTCCCCCGATTTCTCGGAGGTTATCTCTCCCGTGTATTCGACCGGTTTAGTGGCACGTTACTCGACGATCCATGCATCGATTCCATTCTTGCTGTTCGCCAACTTACGTTGATGTTCGGCAAGATGCTCCTACCTTGCTCCCCAGCAAGGGAAAGAGCAGCGATGCGTGCTTATGTCGAGTGTGAGCAGGACGTCCGCCAAGTCGACAATGAACTCACCCAGAAAGACATGGTTGAGTTCCGTTCTATGTCTGACTTGCTGTTTAGAAGCGTATTTACCCGAATGGATAGAGATATCTATTACGGGCGTATGCTTCCTAAGCATGGCCCGGGTAGTGTGGCTGATAAACTTACCAGTAATGGAAAGTATCAGTCTCGTACCTGGACCCGGCGACTCCAACGAGTCTTTCCGTCGGAGGAGTATCTGATCCCCAATCTTCATTTTAGAGAAGAATTGGAGCAGGTAGACGTCCTCGAACCTGGAAACGAAATTCCCGTTAAGGTTATTTCGGTTCCTAAGACGCTCAAGACACCAAGGATCATTGCTGTAGAGCCAGCGTGTATGCAATACACGCAACAAGCTCTACTTCAATGTTTCCTAAATGCTTATGAAAGGGATGAACTCCTTCCTAAGCTGATCGGATTTGACGACCAGGTCCCTAATCAGGACTTAGCTCGTCAGGGCTCGGCCGATGGCCGAACAGCAACACTCGATTTGAGTGATGCTTCCGATCGTGTCTCGAATCGGC